CTGTATTAATAGCCTCATTAATTATATCTTCAATCGCTAGATCACATTCTGGATGTTCGGACGTACTTCGATATTTACGAATAAGATCATATTCGTTCTTAGTCTGTCCTTCTATATCTAGAAATTCGCTGTAAAAACCAGCTGAAGTTGTAGCGCCCGACTCAGGTTCAGGGAGAACAAAAGTTGGTTGATCTCCCTGTTCCTTCGGCGTGCGTGTTATTTGAAACCCAAATAAATTCGCCATAATACTCCGTAATCAATATTAAATATTTATACGGATTCTTAGCTCGTAGTATTGGTTTCAAAAAATTGGTAGCGGTATGTAATTTCAAATTCCTCTACCGCATCATTGGTATCATATCCCAAATCGATTTGTGCAATCGTTAAAGGCCACAATCCTCTGAATGTATAGGATTTGATTACTGTCCCAGCTCGGTCAAGTTGATCCACGAATGCATCTACTTGGTAATCGGCCGGGTTTTCAAGACCACTATTGTCTGAAAGAGCATTGATTCCATTCATCCATCGCTCGAAAGCATTTCGGATTGCGAAATCTGTATCATTCAAAATTGTAGTTGTCCATGTTTCAAATGTACGATCTCCAGCAATATACAGAGATCGTCCTCTAAATGGTACAGCTACTTCACCAAGTGTCATACCTGGCAAATTAGTAGTTCTACAAAGAAATGACATAGTTCTCGATTCCCCACCCACAGCTGCATAGCCAGGAAAAGGCATATTTACTGAAAATTGATTACCCCTTGCACCACCACCTTTTAATGTTGCTTTAAAGTCGTTGATATTTGCCATTGTGTCTCCTTACGCTCCTACCACTTCACTGAATGCAACACCAGTTTTCGTGGCGATGAAATTCAGAGAAATGAAGTTAATAGACCGAGCGGGTTTGACATAAATGTCAGCAACGAACTCGTTACGATCAATAACACTACCTGTGTTATTAGTCTCGTCACATACAACTAAGAAATCAGTTACACCCCTTCTTCCTTGAACATCTCGCAAGAAAGGTTCTACCATATTTCTGAAACCAGCTCTTGTGAACTCATCATTGAATTCAAACAACTGAAATTTAGATGCAGTTGAGATTGCTTTTTCTAGAGTGATAAACAATCTTCGTACATTAATTCTATCAAATGCACTCGGTTTAGATTGTGCAGTTTTGTCTCCATAAAGGATTGTTCCTTGGCCTGGGAAAGAAACAATTGGATTGATTCTTGAACGATACAAGATATCCCTGTTAGCTTTCTGAGGATTATAGGCAAGTTTTACAACTCCCCTAATCTGACCTCGGTTAAACCCACCTGGCGACCACCACGGATCTGCAACCAGATCTGTTCTTGCACAAAGTCCAGCCATGTCTCCGTTTAATGGAACCCACCGATAAGTATCATTATACTTGTCGTATGTATATTTCCATCCACTGTCAAACATTGCATAAGATGTTGATGTAAGTGCATCAAAGTAAGATTTTACATTTGATGTTTGTGTTACTTCATTTGTAACATTAACTACATCTGAAAGTTCTGGTGAAACGAATGCGACTGCATCTTTACGATCAGTACACATATCCATCGAATTTCCAGCTTTTGTTGCATCTGCAACACCACAAAGAAAAAGATTAAGATCGACTGTTTCAGTATCTTTGAAACGATCAATTCCGTCTTTTGCTTCTCCAGCAGTTAATGTATATGCATCAGCTCCACTTACCAGAGATACATCTGTAATTACTTCAGCTAAAGCTGTGTATAATGTAGATGACTGAGCTATGATTGTATTACCATATCCAGTATTAATCGATGGATGATCCATCCAATAAACATAACTGGAACCACTAAACATTGCGGTTGCATAATAATTATCGGCACCTTGTGATGTTTTAGCATCACTACATTTTGATACTCCTGCCCATTTTTCCAGAATTTCTCCTGGCGTTCCTGTTATTGCACCATCTTCATCAATTATGATGATATGCATTTCATCAGCAGTAGCTACACCAGAACGATTCTCGACATATGGAGATGTACCAGGCGCAGTATCAAACTGGTCATAATATTTCCAGCGTCTACGAACATTTGTAGTATCTGCAATGTCTGATCTTAAACCACCAGCTGTATTTGCAGTACCATATCTCTTAATTGTTAGAGTATCTGTTGCAATTGCAGTTACTTCATATTCTGAACCGTCTGCTTCTTGAAAGTGAACAATGTCACCTACATTATATAATGCACCAGCATCTCCAGCTGATCCACCACCAGCATCTAAAACAACTGTCGTTGCACCAGCAGAAGCTGCGGTTTCAACCACCCCAAGAGTATCCTCTACACCTGAGAAAGTTTGTTCAAACTCAGATCCTGAAGGACACATAGAAACTTTGAGACTATTACCCCATGACCCAGCTGTTCTAGCTATCCATTGACCAACATTAGCTGAACCATCATTGTATGGTCCTGACGATGTTCCGTCACCATCTGCATAGTGACTGTTATTCTTAACCAAAATCGCAGTATTCGAGCTGACTGCATTCTTCAAAGCTGACCCAGCTGGTCGCACCACACGCAATGCATTTCCATAACCCAGAAATGAAGCGGCAGTGAACCAATCACCGTAATTATCGGTATTGGGTTTTCCGAAAATAGAAACAAGTTCTTCTTCAGATGCAATAGCTGTTATTGTATCACACGGCCCCTTTTGAGTGGCCATCACAATACCAGCAATAGAAGTTGCAACAGCAGGAACTACGTTTGTTAAGTCTTTTTCTGTTACCTGTACACCAGGCGAAACTTGAAAACCCATTCCTGACTCCTTATTTAGAAGTGTTATCTACCGATATTTATAATTATCGTGTTTTTCAGTTTAACATTTGTATGATAAACTAAATAGTATTATGGAAACTCATTATCAGCAATACAAAGAGCATATTAAAGAAGGTGTAAAACGAGCTAGGAGAAAACGTGATATATGGATTAACGAGCATTTGGCAGACAAACACTGTAAATATTGTGGGGAATCAGAAACGTGTTCCTTGGTCTTCCACCCTGACGATCAAAAAATCAGAATCCTTTCAAGACAGAAAGGACTCAGAGAAGGACTCAGGAAGCCGATTCTGGAATGGATACAAAAGAATATCATTGTATGTATGAACTGTAGGAGTAAATTGGATAATGATATAGAATTATCACCAATCTCTTGACCACTCTCTATTAGACTGTACTACTGGGGCCCATGTTGATCCATACGCATCAATATTTTCACCAATTGGAATTCCCTCCTCATCATGAACACCATCTAAAACAAACCCAAAAGGAGCCATATCTTGTTCTACAAGATTTTCCTTTTCTTTCCAAAGCTGTTGACGAATATCCATATCAGTCAATTCTTTGAAATAGGTCTGATCAGACAACCACCCAAATAATACCAAACACATTGCAAGATCATCAGTAGATCCCTCCTCACCTTCCCATGACTGCCCTCTAGAAACAAAGGAAGATAATTCTACGATAGTATCAAAATCTTGTACAAGAATTTTATCACTTTCTAACATGGTCTTAAAATTGGAACAACCAACCTTCTTGAGAGCCTTAGTGGTTCGTACACCCAACTGAGCTTTCTTTCCAGAAAACCCACCCCCAGCGACCTGACCATTTCTTCCATGCATTGTGGTCATAATCATATTGTCATACTCTAAATCAAACTGAAGAGCATCTGCAACCTGACCCCCAATATCATTGATCTCTATCAAGGTATGGGCTAGATTATAAGCATTAGAAACTCTATGAATAATCTGAGGAAAATTCATAGGTTTAATCTCATTATCTCTATAAACCGCAACCTGTCTATAGGGAATCTCTGAAACATCCATCACCACAAATGCAGAAAAATCACTCCGAATTCCTCTAGATACATCTGCAATTAAAACATAAGCGTGTTCTGGATGTGGATTCTCATAGACCTTTAACCCTGCATTACTTCTGATTGGTTCTCTATGAGAAAGAGCTTTAAGTTTCGTAGGATGGATAAGAGTATTGACAGACCCCAAGAACTCACATTCAAATTCCACATTAAATTGTTGTTCGCTTGTATTTTTGATGGTTTCTTCTTGCCATTTTTTATCTCTCCCCGGCACC